TCCCTTAGTTAAAAATGAATTGTACTACATATATCGAAACAATAGCAAAGGTTAAATAATGGCACCCCGAGCCCCAAAAGACCCGCGCCTAGCCAAAGCAGGCGTCTCCGGTTACAATCAACCGAGGCGCACCCCCTCGCACCCGACCAAGTCGCACGTCGTTGTGGCGAAGTCTGGCGATCAGATTAAGACGATCCGCTTCGGTCAGCAGGGCGTGAGTGGCTCGCCAAGTCGAAAAGGTGAAAGCTCATCCGACGCGGCGCGACGCAAGAGCTTCAAGGCGCGTCACGCGCAGAACATAGCCAAGGGCAAGATGTCTGCGGCGTATTGGGCTAACAAGGAGAAGTGGTAGTGTCGCTCTACCAGAATATCGCAAACAAGCGCGCCAGAATTAAGGCTGGGTCAGGCGAGAAAATGCGCAAACCCGGCGCTAAAGGCGCACCAACTGCGGCAGCGTTCAAGGCCGCCGCCAAAACCGCAAAGAAAAAGAAAGTGTCAAAAGCATGAAAGTATGTCCAGACTGCCCATATCGCGGGCGTTGCGCAGACAAGCAGCGCTGTATTCAGGGTAAAAATCCCTTGCCGCTACCAGAGCCCGTGCCTGACTTCCCCCAAAATGTTTTGACAAGCTCGGGCGACAAGCCGACCAAGCGCGTCGAAGCTCCGTCAATTTTCAAAAAGAAAGTTAAAAAAGATGATCAATAAAAAATACGGAACCGCCGACCCGAAGCACGCGATGAATACTGAGCTGACAGGCCCGTCAACAATGAAGCTGACGCCGCCAACTACGCTGCCAAAGCGTTCACCAGTTCGGGCGCAAAAGATGGTCAACCAAATCCTTGGCAAATATTCAGAAGCCAAGTAATGCGGTTGAATTTTATGCGTGCACAGCGCCGCCGCACCTTGACTTCTGAGGTTCCGGTGGTGTCTGGCACGGATTTATGCGATAATGAGCCTCAGTCGACGTTGACGGACAAGCCAAAACGTGCGCCAAAGAAACGCGCAAGGGGTGTAAAAACCAATGCCAAAAAAAATGGATGACATTGAACTCAGCTCGGCGTTGTCGAGCGAGATCAGCGATGCCCTTAATTATTTCGACAGCGAGTACAGCCAAGACCGCTTGCGCGCTATGGATTTCTATATGGGCGAGCCATTTGGCAACGAGGTCGACGGCCGCTCTCAGGTTGTTGCTACCGAGATGGCCGACACCATTGAGGCCGCTATGCCCAACATTATGCGGGTGTTCTTTTCGTCTGACGAATATGTCAGGTTTAGCCCGCGCACTGCCGAAGACGTTGAGCCGGCACAGCAGGCTACGGATTACGTCAATTATGTAATCCAGTCGCAAAATGACGGGTATAAATTATTTCACACTTGGTTCAAAGATGCGTTCATGTTCCGGCTGGGCGTCATCAAGTATTTTTGGGAAACCGAAAAAGAGGTTGAGGAGGAAAGCTACAGCGGGCTGAATGAGGCTGAACTGGCTTTGCTGCTTGAAGACCCAGACGTTGAGATCGTTGAGCAGACCGAGACTGTGGTTAACAGCTACACCGACGAGGAAAGCGGCGAGCTGGTCGAGCTGGAAAGCGAATACGACCTGACTGTGCGCGTGACCCGCGAGAGTGGCCGCATCAAGGTTATCAACATCCCCTCAGAGGAGTTCTTGGTATCGCGCCGCGCCGTGTCGCTTGAGGACGCCAACTTTATGGCTCACCGCACCACCCTGACTATTTCTGACTTGGTGTCTATGGGTTACGACTACGATGAGGTTGAGGAGTTTGCCGGATCAGGCGACTTGGACATTGACCGCGAGAAGTCAACGCGCTTCCAAGATTTAGAGAGTGCCGCACGCACAGAGCCAGCAGACCCATCACTGCGCGAAGTGCCTTACTACGAGTGCATCGTCAAGATGGACGTTGACGGCGACGGCATTGCCGAGCGCCGCCGCATTTGTGCGATTGGCCCTGAAGGGCAGCACATCCTGCACAACGAGCCGTTCGATCATGTGCCGTTTGCGTGCGTCACGCCTATTTTGATGCCGCACCGCCTAATCGGCCGCAGCATTTACGACATGACTGAGGATTTGCAGGTCATCAAGTCTACCTTGATGCGCCAGTACCTCGACAGTGTCTACTCGTCGACCTTGCCGCGTATGGTTGCGGTTGAGGGTCAGGTTAATATGGATGACTTGCTGTCTGGCTCCGCTGGCTCAGTAATCCGTGCACGCCAGCCTGGTATGTTGCAGCCGATTACCGGCGCATCAGTCGGCGGGGAAATCCGGCCTCTTATGGATTACCTAGACACCGTAAAAGAGACCCGCACAGGCCTCTCTAGGGCGTCTCAAGGCCTCGACGCTAACAGTCTACAGTCAAGCACCGCAAGCGCCGTCAGCGCGACTGTACGCGGCGCGCAGGTTAAGTTGGAGAGCTACTGTCGCACATTTGCCGAGACAGGCGTTAAAGATTTGTTCCGTGGTATTTTGCATCTAGTAACCAAGCACGACAACAAAGAGAAAATCATCCGCCTTCGCAACAAGTTTGTTCCGCTGAACCCTGCCGAGTGGAAGTCTCAGTTTGACACGATTGTGCAGGTTGGGTTGGGCACGACTGACGATGAAACCAAGATTGCGTTTTTGACGCAGATTGCAGCCAAGCAAGAGCAAATCCTGATGCAGCTAGGGCCTGATAACCCAGCCGTGTCTATGGATCAATATATTTCGACCTTGCGCTCTATTGCTGAGATTGGTGGCTTCAAGGATGCCGACTTGTATTTCAGCTCGCCTGAAGTGATCAAGCAGAAGATGGCTGAGGCGCAGGCCAAGGCAAGCCAAGAGCAGCAGCAGCCGTCGCCTGAGCAGCAAATGCTTCAGATGCAGATGCAGCTTGAGCAGCAAAAGGCGCAGGCACAGATTGAGCTTGAGCGTGAAAAGGCTATGGCCAAGCTGGAGCTGGAGCGCGAGAAGTTCCAAGCAGAAATGCAGATGGAGCGCGAGAAGATGGTCGTGGAGACCGAGCTGCGCCAGCAAGAGCTTCAGGCCGAGGCTGAGTTGCGCGTCGCCAAGGCTGTGACTGATGCACAGATTTCAACTAACCTGCCGAGGGTATAGATATGGCTAAAGTTAACAAGATGATGCCGCCACGCAACACGACCATTCGCGGTCAGGATCACCTGCTGGCCTATATTACGCCAGAAGAAGCGCAGCTTTTGATGGACAATGGCGGTGCCGGCAAACCAGGGCCGATGGGTATTCCTGCGTTTTACAGCGACGAAGACGACGCTTTCGCTGGCGAGGCTATGAGTTCTTACGAAAGCGACTATGGTGGCAATGATAGCTACAACGACGACAGCGCTGGCTATGATTACTCTGACTTTTACCAAGAAACTCCAAGTCAATATGGCGGCGCAAGCGACTATAGTTTGATGGGTGAGGCTCCTGCCGTAAATCAATACGACACTACGGTTGAGCAACTAATGCAGCTCAACAAAGATTTGCAGAACCTGTCCAGACGCGAAAAGATAGCTGTAGACAGAATGAACTCGCCAATGTCTCTGTTGCCGCTTGTGGGGTTGGGTAACTATCTTGGCCTGCAAAATGTTAGAAATCTTGCAGGCGCTATGGGCGGCAACCCCCCGGGATTTTTCTCTAGCCTTGGATTTGGTGACAGAAACGCAAATAAGTTTGGTGGGCTAGACCCATCTGCGTTGGCCGCATTGCAAAGTAATGTGATAAGAGACAAGTCTGGTAACCCTGTTGCGTTTACAGATGAATACGGAAACGTGAAATATGGCACAGACCCTAATGCTGATTACGGCGGCCGCGACGGATACGAAGAAGTCAAGCCAGTAGACCCAGAGACCGGCCAGTGTGAAGATGGCTATATATTTGATGAGGACTTGCAGGCTTGCCGGCTTGATACCGGCACAGCCGCTGGCACAGGCGGCGGCACCGTTGCAACCCCGACAACCGGCGGTTACGCACAGATGGGATTGCTTGATATGGCGCCAACAGGCTTGCCGCAATTCCAACAGCAGTACGGCGCAGGCTTTGGAACGCCGTCACAATTTGCGGCGGCAAACACGGACTTCCGCAGACGCGGGGCAGTAATGCCAGCATACCCTGGTTACACATTGTTAAGTTAGGACACTTATGGACGAAGGCAAGGCGAGGGAAAAGCAGGTAAGAGCAGAAAAGGCTGAGGCCATACTGCGAAATGACCTGTTTAACGAGGCGTTTGCATATCTCGACGCGCAGTTTTTGGATGCGTGGCGGCAGAGTGACGTCGCCGACGTCGAGAACCGCGAGAGGATTTACCAATTAACCCAAAGTCTTGCGACTTTAAAGGGGTATTTCCAAAGTGTGGTCGAGGATGGTAAGTTAGCGCAAGTGCAGCTTGATGATTTCAAGCGGCGAGTGTCAATTAACAAAAGGTGACTTTAAATGTCCGATACCTCTAATGAGACCGGCCCGATTTCAATGAATGATGCAATTAGCCTTCTGAGCAATCCCTCCGAGGATACTGCGACAGATGAGCGAGCCGAGGTTCAAGCAGAACCTCAACAGCCCGAAGCCGAGGCGCCAGAACCGTTGATGGATAACGTCGAAGACGACGCCCCAGAAGACGACTATGACGATGAGGCTGATGACGGCGAAGACGTCGACTACGACGATGACGACAGCGAGGATGAACAAGCCCCCGAAGAAAACGTCTACACCGTAAAGGTGGATGGCGAGGAAATCGAGGTCAGCTTGGATGAGGCGCTAAAGGGTTATCAGCGGCAGAAGGCGTTTACTAAGCGATCAATGGAGTTAGCCGAGCAACGCAAAGCCTTTGAGGCCGAGGCGGCTCAGACTAAACAACTGCGGGATGCTTACGCACAGCAACTTGAAGTGTTGCGAGATCAGATTAGTTCGGCAATCCCTGAGCAGGAACCTGACTGGTCAGCCCTAAAAGATGAGGGCTATTCTACTGACGATATATTTTTCGCCAAGACTGAGTGGGACAAATCCCAAAGGCAGCTTGCGGCGGCAAATGCAGAGCGTGAGAGAATTGCCCAAGAACAAGCCTATGAGTATCAAGAGCAGATGAAACGCAGGTTAGCGGATCAGCGCGTCGAGATGCTCAACCGGATACCTGAGTGGCAAAATGACGACGTCCGTGAAAAAGAGCGGAACGAAGTTATCAAGTATGCCCAGCGCCGGATTGGCTTTAGCGAGGAGGAAATTCAATCAGCGTCCGACAGTCGGGCGATTGAATTACTCTACAAAGCGTGGAAGTACGACACACTAATGGAAAAAAAGCCAAGTGCAAAACAGCGTACACGCAAATCGCCAAAAATGGCTAGGGCAGGTCAACCAACCACCAAGCGAGATGTTGCTAATCGTTCACGGCGTGAGGCAAAAAAACGGTTTGAGGCCGAAGGAACTGTCGACGCCGCTGTCAATTACCTAATGGGGCGATAGCCCAGAAAGACTAACAAATGGCGACCTATACTACCCAAGCAGCCATTGGTGAGCGCGAAGACCTTGCCAATGTAATTTATCGGATTGATCCAAGTGAGTGCCCCGCATTTTCTGCGATCAAGAAGACAACAGCCTCATCAATTTTTACAGAATGGCAAGTTCAAAATTTGGACACGGCATCTGCTGTTAACTATCACGATGAGGGTGCGACAACTGCAACTGGCACAGCCGTACCTACCGTAAGGGTCGGAAATTATTGCCAAATTTCCAAAAAGGTATTTGCTACATCCGGTACCCTGGATGCAGTAGATTTGGCGGGCCGCGAGCGTGAACACAATTATCAAAAGATTTTAAAATCTTTAGAATTGCGTCGCGATATAGAGAAGTCGATCACCGACACAAACCAAGCTCGCGACGGTTCAGACCCTCGCAAATCAGCCTCGCTGATGACTTGGATTTCAAACGGCTCAGTCGGTGCGACTGGTGCGTTTGCTGTCGGTGCCAACGGTACTGCAACAGTCACCGCAGGTACTGCACGCGCCTTGACCCTCGATATGGTTCAGGACGCGATGCAGGCAGCGTGGGAAGACGGCGGCAACCCTAAGATGCTTCTGGCATCTGCCACCAACCGCGCCAACCTGTCTGACCTGTCAGCCACTGGCAACCTTGTGTCAAACGACGTGAACATGACAGCAGCTAAGGCACCAACATATGTGTCTTCAGTTTCAGTCATGCTGACTGACTTCGGCACAATTGACATTGTCCCATCACGGTATATGTCAAACGACAAAATCTTCCTGATCGACCCAGACTTTGTTGAGCTGGCTACACTCAACGGTCGTAACTTCAAGGAAGAAGCACTTGCCAAAAATGGCGATGCCGAGACTAGCCACATCCTCGTGGAGTGGGCACTCAAGCCTACAGCTCCGGCTGCACACGCTGGCATCTTCGACCTAGATGGCACCATCTAACTAAAACTGAGGGGGCGGGCAACTGCCCCCTCATCCTTTTATTAAGGGTGTAAAATGAAGCGAATTATCAGAGACGACGCGGTAACTAAGACCAAGACAACCATCCAGCAAGAGGCTGATGGCACCAGCGTTTTTGAGACCACACAAAATTTTGACACGCTAATTAAGCTGAACAGGCATATGGCTGGGGAGTACCGCGCAGGCCAAATGATTGGCGACACGCAGCGCCACATGCAGCATGTAGCGGAAATACCATTGGTCGTGTATAATCACCTGATGGAAAAGCTAGGCAACCCGCGCGAAAATGCACAGGCGTGGAAGGCTTGGCTGAACGATCCCGAAAATCGGGACTTTAGGACTGGTGGCGGGCGAATTTAATGGCGATCACGACATATGCAACCTTGCAAACAGCTATAGCCAATTTTTTGGCTCGTAGCGACCTTACGGCGCAGATACCTGACTTCATTACGATGGCTGAGGCTCGCATGAACCGAGAGCTTGAGACACGCGCTCAGGAAAAGCGGTCGACAGCTACGCTTGTGGCGGGCAACGAGTATATTGCGTTGCCTACTGACTTGCGGGAGGTTCGCGAAGTTAAGCTCAATACCTCGCCCCTGACGGTGCTTGAGTATTACAGCCCAACTGCGCTGGACGAGCAATTCCCGACAGCCGGTCACGCGAAGCCTCGCGGCTTTTCGATTATCGGGCCTGAGATGAAGCTGCGCCCAATCCCTGACACGGCTTACACGGCTGAGATTGTTTACGTTGGGGATATTACGCCTTTATCTGCGGCTGCGCCTAGCAACAACATATTGCTGCGCTCGCCCGACGCTTATTTGTATGGGGCTTTAGCCGAGGCCTACGCATATTTACTTGATGAGACTAGGGCTGCGCAATACATGCAGCGCTTCAACACTGCGCTAGAGGAAATCAAGATTGATGAAAGCCGCGCGCACTACGGGACTGGCAGCCTTCAGATTACCAGTATTTATCAACGTCAAAATTCTTCTGCGGAGAAATAATTATGAGCGCTATGAGTGACTACCTCGAGAACAAGGTGTTGGATCATGTGCTAGGCACATCGGCCTACACTATGCCAACAACAATATATATCGGCCTATCCACGGGCTCGTTTAATGACGATAACAGCGGCACAGAGCTGTCAGGCAATGGATATGCCAGACAGTCTATTGCTTTTAACGCTGCGGCGTCAGGCACTGCCGACAACACGGCTGCCGCTGAGTTTTCGCCTGCAACGGCGTCTTGGGGCACCGTCACGCACTTCGGTTTGTTTGACGGCCTAACGGGCGGAAATCTGTTGATCCACGGCGCGTTTACTGTGGGCAAGCTGATTGACACTGGCGACATCCTTAAAGTTTCTGCTGGCGACCTAGACATCACGGCAGCTTAGGTTAGCCAATGGCAACCAATACACCAACGCTTGAACAGTTAACCGGCAGCCTAGATGCGCTGTCGGGCAGCTTGGACAACCTAGATGGTTTGCCTTGGTGTAACCCCACGCTTGAACAGTTAGACGCTTGGGGTGGCCTAGAAGCCCTAGACGCATTTGGCTACAACCTAGAGCAGCTTAACCAGCTATGCGTTGTTGTCGCAGATGGGGCTGCCTCAGTGGCTATCACGACGGCTGCTGAAATTCAGTTTGCCGAGCTTGTCGACGCGTCGGTAGATATCTCCGCATCCGCTACTGCCGCACCAACAAGAACGGTAGCTATGCAGGCGTCAGTGACCGGCGCGGCCGGCGTCACGGCGTCAATGACACCAACGCGGCAGGTTACTGCCGCCGTGAATATTACCGCTTCCCAGTCTAGCGAGATTGCACGCACAAGACAGCAGGTCGGCGCAGCTTCGATTGTGGCGACCACAAGCGCCTTGGCTGGGGTTGTCTACAGAGTGAACTCTGCCATCAACGTGTCGGCCTCTACAACAGCCGCCTCAAGTGGTATATTTGTCACAGCAGGTCGGCCAAGGGTTGTGGCGAGTACGTCAATCAATGTAAAGGTTCTTGGCGAAGACTGGATCGACGTGGCCGCAGGGTCAGAGATTTGGACAGATGTTGCCGTTGGCTCCCAAATTTGGGGCGCGGCGGCATCAAGCAGTGGGGCTTGGGCTAGACAATGATACAACTAGGTGAATGGCTGCCGGATCAGGCTGACATAATGAACAGCGGCGTAACCGTGGCCACAAACGTATTCCCAGCGGCAATTGGCTATCACTCAATGAACTCGTTTGTGCCGTACTCTAACGCGGCAACCAACACGATTAAAGGCATCTTTGCGGCAAAGGATACAGCCTCAAACACCAAGCTGTTTGCCGGTGATGCGACTAATTTGTACCTGCACTCAACATCAACCAACAATCTCGACCCAGTCAGTAAGGTTGGCGGTTACACGCTGGACGACGGAGAGACTTGGCGGTTCGTGCAGTTCGGCGACTACGTCCTTACTTCTGGGGGCGTTGGCGAGACTGTCCAGTCGTTTGAGTTAGGTGCAAGCTCTAACTTTGCAGACTTGACCAATGCGCCAAAGGCTGACTTTATCGCGGTGGTTCGTGATTTTGTCTGGACTGCAAACGTGGACACGGGCGCTGGGCGCCTACCATACCGCTGCCAGTGGTCTGGATTTAACGACATAACAAGCTGGGTTCCTGGTGTTGATCAGGCAGATTTCCAAGACCTGCCCGATAGCGGCGCCATAACTGGCTTAGTCGGCGGTGAATATGCGACTGTGCTTTGTGAAAAAGCTATTTACCGCGCCACATACACAGGCCCGCCACTCATTTGGCAGTTTGACAAGGTTGTAGCTGAACGCGGCTGCGCGTTTAAAAATTCTGTCTGCAACTCCGGCAATCTTGTGTTCTTTTTGGCGTCTGATGGATTTTACGCATTTGACGGTCAAAAGGCTTCGCCAATAGGGTCCGAGCGCGTTAACGAATTTTTCTTGCAGGACTTTGATAGTAACTACGACTATCGCATGTCTTGCAGCGTCGACCCGCTGAACGAAGTGGCGATGTGGTCTTACACGTCAACGCAGTCGCCAACCGGACAGCCTGACAAAATCATCATCTATAACTATGTTCTAAACAAGTGGTCTCTAGCCGAGATCGAGGCTGACTATTTGGCGCCTATGTTCTCAGCCGGATACACGGTAGACGACCTAGATAATCTGGCTGCCACTGTGGACGGACTGAGCCAGCAGCTAGACAGCCGGTTTTTTAAGGGTGGTCAGTATTTCTTTGGCGGCGCGTATGGAGACAAAATTTATACCTTTAGCGGTGCGCCAATGGACGCCGTCATCGAAACAGGTGAAGCGCCTATGTCTATGGGCAAGCACTCAATCGTGGTGAGAAGTTACCCATATTATGAAGACGGCAGCGTCAGCATTTCTGTCGGCACCAGAAACAACCAATCGTCTTTGGTGACGTATTCCGCCCCAAGCACGCCCAACGTGTCTGGGTTCGCGCCGCATAGGTCGCAAGGCAGGTATCATAGAGCTAAACTTAATTTGTCGGGTGGATGGAACAAGGTCATTGGCTTAGACGTTGAGGCTAGGGAGATCGGCCGGAGATGACAATTGAGCAGCGTACAACTAATTTTCGCACGCTTAACCCGATCACGGCCACAACGCGTGAGATTGCAGAAGTTCTGAACCGCACGATCAACGGCGGGCTGAATAGTGTTGGGTATGTAACTTTGCCGGCGAACATAACCCAGACGACAGTTAATGATCCGCGCTATTCGACATCTAGCTTGGTGTTTTTTACTGGGGTCGACCACGACCCGTGGCACCATAACCCATATATCGACGGCACCAGCGTAGACGGGACTATGGTTATTAACTTTAGCAATCAGGGGCACGATGCACTATTCGCCTACTTTATTGTCGGCTGAAGACCGGCTAACGGATCAGTGGCGCCGCTGTCATAAGTGGATTAGCGAGGCGCTGGAATATTCTGGCGGCACACACTCTATGGACGACGTGTTTGGCGCCGTGGCTGTTGGGGATGCGCAGTTACATCCACTAGAGAAGTCTGCTATTATAACCGAAGTCGTAGATTACCCAAGGTTGACAGTGTGCCGCATATGGCTGGCAGGCGGAGACCTAGACGAGCTGATGCAGGCGGAAAAGTCTATAGCGGTCTGGGCTAAAAACTTAGGCTGTGACGCAATGGAGATTAACGGTCGTATGGGCTGGAAGCGGCAGCTCAAAGATTACACCGCAACATCGGTGATTTTGACAAAGGATTTGAGAAATGAGTAAAGGCGGCGGCGGAGACACCCGACAAATCACACAGACAACAGCGGCGCCAGAATACGCGCAGCCGTTTCTGGAGTTTGGCTTGTCAGAGGCTAAAAACCTATACGGCAATCAGCCATCATATTACCCAAAGCAAACCACGGTAGGGTTTAGCCCCGAAAGCGAGATGGCTTTGCAGGCCACCCGCCAAAAGGCAATTACCGGCTCGCCATTTATCGGCGCAGTCCAGAACGCCGTGATGCAGAACCTAACCGGCACAAACCCGCTGTTGAACGCGGCGTTCCAGCCAGCGGTACAGCAGGTTCAGGCTCAAGCCTCGAAGGCTGGCCGTTACGGCTCAGGTTATCAACAGGGCGCGTTGGCTTCAGCCTTGGCACCTATAGCCTATCAGGCACAACAAGAGGCAATTGCCCAAGCGCCTGGTGCCCGTGAGTTTGGGTTTGCTGACCTTAATACCCTTGCCGGTGTCGGTGGCGCGCGTGAGGCTCAGTCTCAGGCCGAGCTGCAAGCTGACATTGACCGCTTTAACTTTGAGCAAAATCAGCCAATGACTTCTCTGGCTAATTATATGGGCATCGTCAAGGGTGGCACGGTTGGTGGCACAAGCACCCAGCCGGTATTCCGTAACACCGCCGGCAACGTCCTGTCAGGCGCACTTGGTGGTGCAGAGTTAGGCGGGATGATACCAGGCCTTGGCGCGGCCGGTGGCGGCGGTCTTGGCGCAATCTTAGGTCTTTTGGCATAAGGGGGTCTGGATGAGCATTTTCGACAGATTTAGCCGTTTAGAGCAGGGCAAGTCGCCTTTGCCTCGGGCTAATATTATGCGCCAATATCAGACGCCTCAGGGGATTATTCCGCCAATGGCATTGCCTCGGCCTAGCCCGCCTCAGTCGGAAATGACGAAGTACCAGCAAAACCTGACGCCTATGGGCAGACGCATACTGGAAGGTCTGGCGGCCAAACGCGAAAGCGAAGGTGAGGCATCAACCCCTGCGGCCGGTCAGGTTAGCCTTAGCGGGCAACCAAAGGGCACTGACAGCTTCATGTCTCGCCTGATGACCCCACAGAGCCAAGGTATGCTAAGTGCCGCCGCTGCTGGCCTTGAGGCATCTGGGTGGCAAGACCGCCCCGTGTCGCTCGGTCAGGTTCTGGGTCGTATGGGCACTGCTGGGATAGAGGCTTACGGCGCGGCGCAAGACCGCCAAGAGGCGGCTGAGGAAAGAAAGCTGTCAAATCTGTTGAAGCAAGCAAAGATAGGCACCGAGCTTGCCAAAGGCAGTCAGGCTTTTAGCGGTACTAGCATGACATCTCAGTCGTTTAATACACTTCTGAAAATAGGCCCTAAAATAAAAGCTGGCACAGCTACAGAGCCAGAGATGGCGCGGTACGATCTTGCCTTCGGTTATTTGGCAAAGCCAAAACAGCAAAAGACATACGACGACCTCGGCAATGAGACGATTACAACTATCCCAGCACAAGACCTTTCACAGTTTCCGTTGCCAAGAGGTGGGGCTGGCACAGTAGGGAAGGAAACAACGAAGCCGTCAACAGAGGCAATTAAGTCAGACAAGTTTGTCAAGTCTATGGATAGTATGGCTTTGAACGTAAACGCATATAGGCAAGCTCTGGCAAAACTAGACAGGCTTGATATGCTTAGTGGCGCGGCAGAAGTTCCTACAGATGCAATGGCAAACGCCGCATCTATAGCAGAAAGCCTCAGGCTAAATCTAAAAGAACTTTATGAACTCGGCGCTCTTGTGGGCGGTGACTTCCAAATTCTTGATAACCTATTGACTAGCCCTAATTCAGCTAAGGCAGCAAAAATGGGCGGTACTGCACTTTCTATTCAGCTTGACCAACTTGAAAAAATACTTGGTCAAAAACTAGCTGAAAAAGACGCCACCTTATCGGGGACGTACAGCACCCCTATTCCTGTCAGTACCCCCGAAGAATGGGCGAAAGTTAAAATTGGTCAATACGGGAGACTACCAAACGGCCAAATTAAAATGAAGGTACAAACTCAATGAGCAATTGGTATGACAACTTGGATGATGCCGTTGACGTCGGGCCGGCTCCGGCTCCTCAGTCCTCAAGAGAGTTTGACCCTATAGAGTTTGCCACTGGCCTTGCCCGGTCAATCGGTCAGGGGATTACGTTTGGAACGGCTGACGAGGCGGAGGCTTGGGCTACAAGCCTGCTCGGGGATGAGACTTACAAGCAAGCCCGTGATCGAATTAGAACTGAGCTTGAGCAGTTTCGCTCTGACTACCCCAAGACTGCTTATGGGTCGGAGATAGCTTCATCGGTGGCGATGCCATTTGGCGTCGCAAAACTTGCTGGGAAAGGCATTGTCAAAGGCGCGGAAATGCTTAACAAGCCTGCCGCAGACTTAGCGGCGCAAAAACTTATGCAGGCCGGACAAAGCATTGCCGCAACAGCTCCAAAGGTCACAAAGGCGGTCACAAGCCCTGTGGGCACCGCCACAGGGTTAGGCGCAGCCTACGGCGCTGGTGCGGCTCCAGAGGTGTCGGATATACCCGAATATGCCGCCACGTCAGCCATACTATCTGGTGGGGCTCAAAAAGTATTGCCGCCAATTACAGAAGCCGCAAAAGACCTTATGCGGCGCGGCGTGCCCCTGACAGTCGGGCAGAAGTTTGGCGGCGCTATTGGCGGCCTTGAGGAGCGCCTGTCTGGATTGCCTATCGCTGACTTCTTGGTCGGTGGCGCTCGGCGTCGAGCTATTGATAAGTTTGGCACCGCCGCGTACAACGAGGCTTTAGCTCCAATTGGCGAGAAATTGCCTATGAAACTGAAGGGGCGTGACGCCTATATTGCCGCCGAAAGCAAAATAAATAACGCATACAAAAAAGTTTTGAGCGATGTGACTATCCCCGCGCCAACTGCGTTGGTTGCGTCGGTTGGTGCTATGGCAGCAGACTTGCCAGAGAAAGAGGCCAAGCAATTGGCGGCCATTATTAAAAGAGAAATCTCTCAAAGAGTTAAAGACGGAAAATTAACTGGTGAGGCGTTTAAAGAGGCTCAAAGCGCAATCAGGGGAAAGGCCTATCAGTTCACAACGTCAACCGACGCATATCAAAAGCAACTGGGTCAAGCCCTGAGTGACGCGGCTGAGGAGCTAACTTCTAGCCTAGCTAGAGCCAACCCCCAAAAGGCTGGTGAACTCAAAAACATCGACACCACTTGGTCGCGTTTCAAGCCAATGCAGTTAGCTGCTGGGTCAAAAGGTCAAGAGGGCGGCGTCACGCCAGCCAAGCTGTTGGAAAAAGTTTACAGCCAATCACGCCGTGCGCCTAGCGTTCTCGCTCGCGGGGAGGGGCGTATGCAATCCTTGGCCGAAACCGGCAAGGAAGTCCTCGGCACAAAGGTGCCGGACACCGGAACAGCAGGCCGAAACCTATTCGCCCTTGGCGCACTTGGGTATGGCATTGATCCGGTCACAACAGCTTTAGCTGCTGGTGGCTTGGGTGCGGCGTATTCCCGCTCAGGGCAAGCGCTGGCGTCTGGGGCTATTGAGGCTGCACGGCGTGCCGGCAGGTCGCCGGCTGCCGCTGGGCTTCTTTCGGCGGAAGCTGACAAAATTGTTGGATATGAAAAAATTAGAGACAAAGCCGGAAACTTGGTGAATGTCGCTAAGACCGCTGGCGGCAGGTGGATACGACAATAGCCAAAACTATGCTATAAATAAGCTACGGCTTACGGAGACTTAGATGCCAAAAACAAAGATATCAGAGTACGACAGCGTCGCGGCTCAAAACACCGATCTTGACGGGATAAACCTGTCGGAAGGTGTTATGGTGCCTAGCGACTTGAATAACTACTGCCGCGAGCAAATGGCACACCTAAAGGACTTCTCTGACGGCACTAGCGGAATTGACGTACTAAACCTGCAAGACGACGCCGGCACGGCCTCTATCAAGCTGCAAGCGCCCGCAACGGTAACAACAACTGTGACGCTTACCCTGCCAGACGGAGTTGGCTCTGCAAATCAGGTATTGCAGACGGACGGCACCGGCACACTGTCTTGGGGCAGCGCGGTTAACTTTGGCAACTGGACTATCACAATGGACGTCAGCGGCAACCTGATTTTCACGCACAGCGGCACCGACGCTATGAAATTGTCCAGCGCAGGCGACTTGACCGTAATCGGTGACGTTACAGCATTTGGTACAATCTAATGGCCTTGCAAGCGTCTGGAGCCATCAGCATCAGCGAACTCGCCACGGAGTTTGGCGACACCGTGCCTAACTCTTTATCCGAGTTTTACAACGGTGGTTCGCTAGTTCCTGCCATTGCCTATGACCCTGTGACGGCCAGTAACTTGGCAGGCAGCAATTCCGCAAACCTAAGAACAGCACAATTTGGTGGATACGACCCAGCAATCAATACAACCACCCCTACTACTTGCATTTACCTGCACCAGCTATGGGCAGATAACGGCTCGACAGGGACTGTCAACAGAACCTTTGTTGTTGATAAAACCGGCACATACAGCATTTATTTTGGTTGGTACTCTTATGGGTTTACCGCGCCGCTTACTGTTACGGTTAATGGGTCGCAGGTGTATTATAATACTTTAATTTCGTACAATAGCACTGTTTCAACAACTGGTACATTTACCGCGTCTGCTGGCGACACGATAGGAATTGTGACAAGTTTCCCTTCTAGCGGGTGGTCTGGGCATTACACTTATATTGGTGGTAGCAGCGCGACTAGCAGAAGCATTGAGATTGCTAACAACTCATCTGTGCCTACAAGCGGTGTATTGTCGTTGTCCAACTTTTACGGAGCAAGCAGCTAATGGCAAATACAATCAGAGATTACTCCGCAACCGCCGCCTCAAACACGGTAGTTGACGGCGCAGACATCTCCGAGGGTTGCAGCCCCGCAGGCATCAATGACGCAATTCGCGGTGTTATGGCTGACCTCAAGGACGTGTCTACCGGCGCGGTTGCGCTGGAAAGCCCTGCCGCTGACAGCTTGAGCGTAACCGGCAACGTGAGCGCGGCTACATTTAGCGGCGATGGCTCTAGTCTCACAGGCATCCCGACACCAACGCTAACCAGCTTGGGTATTCCTAATCACGACCAAGTAACTGTGGATGGCTCTGGTAACGTGGGCATTGGTGGTTCGCCAGCTACGAACCTTCACATCCAACAAACTGGCAACGCTGGTAATAACTACAAACAAGGTAGTATTAAAATTGGTTCAACTTACGGAGTTGAAATAGGTTATAATGGTCTAAGTTCAGGACGAGCTAGCTTCACTTCGTTAAACAACGCTGGTACGACAAACAACAGAATGTCGTTTGGTTTTGGTGCAATCACAAGCGGCGGTGAACCAACAACTAATGTAATGACGCTAAACCAAGCGGGTGACGTGGGCATAGGGACATCAAATCCTGCTGGTAACAAACTTACTGTTGAAGGCGGTGCTAATGGCAGTGGGGTTTATCAACGGCTAAAGCACACAGGAAGCGCAGGGCAAAACAATACTGCCATATTTAATATTTCTACAGCTTCTAATACTAATAGTATGGAAGTAAATGAGCAGTATAATTATTCTGCTTTCCGTCATTACGGTAATTTGGTCAATCATTATTCGGATGTTGATAACCACCACTTTAGAACAAAAGGTGGCACAACAAAGATGACCATCGACAGTTCAGGCCGTGTCACGATGCCGTATCAGCCAGCTTGGGGCGCAAGATCTTTGTCTAACGCCACTAGCAGCGGCGGCACAAGCAATGCTAACGAAATTCTTAAATTTAGTTCAATAATTGTCAACACAGGCAATCATTATAATTCAAGTACAGGAGTTTTCACCTGCCCAGTTGCAGGACGCTATTTTGTTACGTTCAGTGGTCTTTATGATGATAGTTACAACAATACTGGAGCAGTTTATATCAGACATAATGGATCGGAGAAATATCGAGGTTATCATCAAAACTCCGGTAGTTATTATGAACAGATTAGTATGAGTGGTGTAATAGATGCCGCTGCAAATGACACAATAGACATTTATTCGGTGATAGCCGGATGGCATATTGGTGGAGAAACTAGCTGGTCTGGTTTTCTAATTGGCTAACTCAACGGAGTAAAAACAATGACACAAACAATTACAATCGAACTGACAGATACTCAGTTCAAAGGACTAGAATACGCTGCATTGTCTCCGCAAGAGTGGGCTGAGAACGCAGTGACTGAACGTGCAAGGATTGCTAACGATGAAATCGTGCAGCTAACAGTCCAGCATTGCTTAGACAACGGCATCCAAGTTCCTGCTACTCGTGAAGCAATCGTAGCGTATGCGTTCGATAACGACATTGTTAAGACTGCTGCGGTACGTCAGGCGGAAGCTGAAGCGCAAGCCATCCCCCAGCCGGAGTAACCCATAATGGCACGCGACAAGCTAATAGAGTACGACCAGACCGCCGCGAATAACACGGTGATTGGTGACGTCAACACCAGCGAGACTATGTTGCCGTCTGAGGTTAACGACGCCTTTCGCGAGCTTGCCAGCCACCTCAAGGAGTTTGCCGACGGCACCAGCGGCATCAACGCCCTGAGCCTGACTGACGATACCGACACCAACGCAATCAAGTTCCAGGCGCCTGCAAGCGTTACCGCGACCACCACCTTCACGCTGCCTGACGGCGACGGCACCAGCGGTCAGGCCATTATCACTGACGGCGCTGGCACGCTGACTTGGGGCGATGCTGGCGGCGGGTCAAACGTGTTTACGCTGTTTGAGTTTACGGCCACGTCAGGCCAGACCACATTCACTGGCGCGGATGACAACGCCGCGACACTGGCATACGGCGCAGGCAAAATCATCGTGACGATGAACGGCGTGACGCTCGACCCATCGGATTACACCGCCACCAACGGCACCAGCCTTGTGCTGGCATCTGGGGCTGCTGTGGGCGACATAGTAAACATTTACGCCTTCAGCACATTCTCTGTGGCTGACACGGTTGCGGCCTCAACAGGCGGCACTTTTTCTGGTAATATAACCGCACCAAGTTTCCAGACTACGGCCACAAAGATGCACACGGCAGTATTCCGTACTAATGAGCAGACGGTTACGCAGAACACGACAATTGCTACGGCAGAAAATGCGCTGGCTATTGGCCCACTGACTATAGACCCATCAGCCACAATCACGGTTGACGGCAACTTAACAATACTGTGAGGCATAGATGGCTTCGATATTAAATGTAGACCAAATCAACAACGCCGCTGGGACAGGTGCTATTACGATTGACGCAAGCACAGGTAAGCCATCGTTTCCGAATGGTGCGAACTTGCCAGCGGGTAGTGTGCTTCAGGTTGCTCAGTCCAGAAAAACAGACACAACATTTACAACAACATCTACCAGTTTTGTAAGCGTTCCAGATTTAAGCGTAACACTTACCCCAACAAGCACCTCCAGTAAATTTTTGGTAACAGCGAGTGTTTCAGTTGGGGCGTATTGGTGGGCGGCAAATGGTTATTTTGGCGTTTACGCAAATGGAACTACTATTGCGGGAGATGGCGGCAACTTGTGGGTGTATCAATATGGTGCAGATTCTTCAAACTCTGTGGGTGAGACAATGCAGTGGTCTGAAGAAGTCCTTTACGCACCAAGCACAACCTCACCAATCACCTTTCAAGTTGTTGTAGCATCAAGCACTTCCTCTTATGCACTTTGTGTAAACAGGCAGCAAGTTGCTGCAAATAAACGTGGTAATAGTTGGATTACCGTTAGGGAGATTGCTGGATGAGTACGCTCTACGTTGATACGATTAACGAGAAGACTAGCGGCAACGGTGTGCAGATTCCGGGTCATGTGGTGCAGGTACAAAATGTTGAAGGAAACACACAAACTTCTGTTTCTGCTAGTGGTACTGGTAGAGTTTATGCTGACCTTTTAACAATTTCATACACTCCAACATCCTCCTCAAATAAAATTGTTTTACTTGGAACTTGTGGGTTTGGCAGTAATACTAGCGAATCAGCGGCGGGTGCCTTTGGTGTTATTTTTGAGGTTAATGGCACTAATCACGGTTTTGGAAATTATCCGTGGTATGATAGCGCTCTTGTGTATCCGCTTTACCCACCAGACACAACAATTTCAAAAACCGTAGCAGTCCCTACTGGAAGCACTTTTGATATAAAGCTAAAAGGATATTCATATAATGAATCGATCGGCACTATGACGGTAAGATTCTATGAATACTCATTGACCGTGATGGAGATTGCACAATGACGAGCATATTGAAAGTCTCCACAATCCAGAACACGGCGGGTGGCGCACCGACTGCGGCTGACTTGGGGCTGAATGTAACTGGGAGTGTGCTTCAGGTTGTAAGTAACTTTACCAAAGCAGACATTAATACATCCTCCAGCAGCTTTGTGTCCACAGGACTTTCAGCAAGCATCACCCCAACATCCACGTCAAGTAAAGTGCTTGTGATTGTAAGTGTTGGTAGTTTTTATGTGAATGCAAATAACGCTCTCGCAACCGTTTTTAGAGACACAACCAATATTGGTGACAGTAGTGCTGGATTAATGCAGGTGTACCAAAATGCTTCTTATGCGCCAGCAACCTGTCAAGTTTTAGACGCACCTGCTAGCACATCCTCTTTAACTTATACGGTTCACTTTCGTGCGGCAAACGGCATAAGTTACATTTCGTACCCAACTTATGGACATTTCACCATAACCCTAATGGAAATCGCAGGATAACAGGAGTAAATAAAATGGCATCAATAGCAGAGGCTCTGACCGAACTAGGCATCACCGAATGGGTGTTGCGCGGTGAGCCAACAAATGAAGCAGAGTTCAACGAGATGTTCCGTAAGGTTACGGGGGCTGACGCAAACGGCTCGGCTATCGAAAGCAGCAACCAAGCTGACTGGGGATGTAGCTGGGCAACCGTCAACGCAAAGCTAACCGAGCTTAACGCAGCAGAGCCTTTGAAGCTGTTACGCGCCGAGCGTGACCGCTTGATTGCGGCTACCGACTGGTGGGCATCGTCTGACCTTACAATGAGCGCCGAGCGTACAGCATACCGTCAGGCACTGCGTGATATCACTGACAGCTACACCTCGCTTGACGATGTTGTGTGGCCTACAAAGCCGGAGTAAGTAAATGAGCAACGCCCGTAATCTAGCAAACCTACTTGGTACTGGAACGCAGATAACCACTGCCTATATTGCTGATGGGGCGTTTCAGGCAAACAGAAACCTCGTCATCAATGGTGCGATGCAGGTGGCACAGCGAGGTACTAGTGGTGCAACTGGAAATGGCTACAATAGTGTTGACAGGTTTAGAATAGCTAGTGGTGGTACTAGCCAGTGGGCATTAACGCAAACCCAAGAAACCG